ATGATTCAAAAAATTCTAACGGACTATGTCAATTTTATAAGAGCATTTGAAGCTTTATTAATAGACAAATATAAAATGGATGTAAACCCATGCTCTTTTTCAAAATTAGTTTTTGAGAGAAAAGGAACTATTGAAGGAATAGAATATTGGTTTCATGGAAGTGGATGTACGGCTGAAAAAGATGGGATTATTTATGCATATGACATTTCGATAAATGAAATTAAGTTTTCACAATGGAAATTTTCTGAGTTTATAAGGACTCATCCTGATTACCAGAAATTAAATTATAGTGATGATTATATCGACTATGAGCTATACCAGTTTATAGAGAAAGGAATATTGGGTTGGGTGATTGTAGAGGAAATTGAAGGAACTCCTTTTGGATGTGTTTTTAAATCATATAGAGTGCTTCAAGAGTAATTTTTCTATCTAAATTATCTTAAAAACAAAACCTCATCATAAAACCAAATCCCTAGCCCTGATGGGAGCGACATCCTTTTATGCTAGTCACGAAGCTTCGGGAGGCATAAAAGATATAGTGGACAGCAGGAAATAGCTCCTTAATTTTATTATATCTCACAATTTTGGATTTTGTTTTTGGGGTTATTTAATGGTGATTCTTTTCTTTTTTAGGATATTCAGATATGGTTTTCTGGCAGGATCTTTTTCCCAATCGGTGATTAAATCTTCTAGTATTTGGCGGTCGATGTTTTTGGTTATTTTATCTACAAAAGCGGTAACCCTTTTCTCGAAATTCTTTTCCTGATGTTTTGAATATGTTTTTTTGACATCTTCAAGTGTTATTTCTTTGCTGTTTAAGGCGTTTTTTTCTTTTTGGTATTGTTGTTCCCTTATGTCGGCTTTCTGCTCTAAATAGGCGGGATACCATTCTCCGTAAATTAAATTAGAATCGACTCCTTTTTTGGTGCTGCCAAATTTCCCAGTACGTGCCATTTTAAAGAATACAATAATATCTTCCAGACTTTCATATTTAAAATTTTCTAGCGTATCTACCGTTAAAATCTCGATTTGGTCATTGGAAAGTTTGGTGCTAAAACCAAAGGAGTTTATGAATCGGTTTACGAGAACATTTACAACGCTGAAACCGATTGTTCCGTTCTCGTTTTTAAAAACCGTTCTTATGTTGGGCTTAGAAAATGTTTGGTCAATCGTGAGATTCATCTCAACAAGTGCCATTTGTGCATTGCCAGAAATAATAGATTTACTTAAATTTAAAGTCTCTTCCAACCTCGCTGTCCATTGCAGCTGTAAAGATTTGTTCGCTTGATTTGTTATTTCCATTTTCGGTATTTTTATACTTGCCTTCGATAATTTTAATAAAGTTTGCGGGTTTTAATATCCAGTCAAAATCTGCAGTCCAACCTCGTTCGTTTTCTCCGTTTAAAAATCGGCTTTGTGCTACTTTCTGGAATGCATCGCCTAATCCTGATAATCCCGATTCTGTAATTCTGTTTTTGATGGCAGATTTTCTCTGAATCGTTAATTTCTGAACGGCAGGAAGTTTGTTGCAAACAGAATTAAAAACCGATACTATTTTTTCGAAATCTATTTTCTCAGGTTCTTTGATTGTGATTTCTTTTTTGGGCGCAATCATAAGTTCTTTTTGTACTTCTTTTTTATGAATATGTTCCTCTCGAAACATAGGTTCATAAATCAAGTAATCGTCTTGAATAATCAAAATGCCCTCGACAACCAACTCTATCAGAGGATTTTCTATTTCATGCAAATCAAAAGCTGTTAATTTGGCAATTTGTAAAGCAAAATTGGTAGTTTGATCTTTGCTTAGTTTAAACTTTTGCTTTAGCATAAGCGTACCGCAATTATTTTCTTTATGTAAAAGGCATAGTATGGAAATTAAGATTCCATGTGCGGCTGGCGAACATACTTTTAGTTGTGTATTGTTCATCCAGTTATCGATATATAGAGGGAAATAGGGGTGAGTTGCTAAGGTCATTTGATTGTTATTTACTTTGTTTTACTTATTATATCATAGACTTTTTTAGTCAATTGGATATCGTATAAACTATCGTGTAGCTTGTTTTCGTCGACGGTAATTCCTAATTTATTGGCAACAGTTTTGAGCTTAAAATTGGGCATTTCGTGTCTAACATCTTTAAGATATTCTGCCGCTAATACCATCACATCGATGGTATTAGACCAGAACCAAGAATCGAAAGTAGTATCGTTGCATTGTTTAAAAAATGCTTTAAGAAACGCATTGTCAAAATGAGCATTATAGGCGCAAAAGAAATAATTGTCTTTTGGGTCGTTCTTGCTGCAATTCTTTTCTAACAAGGCAATTAATTCGGGATATACAATTGTTCTGTGAGGATAAGCATAAATGGTTTCTAGTTTTAAACCACCGAGATCCAAAGCCGCTTGTTCGACTTTGCTTGTTTCATGCGGTTTTACTTTATAATCGAATGTGTCGGTAAGTACATTATCAATGTATATCGTTCCAGAGATTTGATGTATGGCGTGTTGCCAATGGGTTAATCCTGTTGTTTCGACATCTATAAATATTTGTTTCACAGTTATATGTTTCTAGATAAAAATTGTTGTTGGTTCCAGGTTGGTAATGACATTTGGATTAATCCGAAGTTGTTTTCCTGCGAAAAAACTTCGTATCCTTTTACCAATTGTTTCTCGATTATTTCTTTGGTATTGTTTAGAGCAAGATGATATTTGTGTTTTCCTGTTTCGATATCTTCGGCAGACCAAACCAAGATTGCAATTGCAAATGGGGCAACAGTTTGTAACATTACCATAATGGTGGTATTAAAATCACGCCCAGTTACCTCAGAAACGACTTCCTGACTCATTCCTTCGGATAAATCGTAATGCAATCTTGCGGCTTGATGATAAAATGCTTGCAGATCTTCGATTGATGAACTTTTTACCGATATAATTGCATCTACACCAATGTTTTCTTTAAATTGGATGGCATCGGGTCTTACTTTTAGTTTTAACCCCGTATTAGTGTCAGTATGATAAACAGATGTTTCTCTTTTGGAGTGGAGTATAAGCCTTCTTAAAATTCCGTTGCCATATTGATCGTAATGTTTTTTTAGAATTTTGATTTTAACCATATTTTCTTCAGAAACAGGTTCTACATCTGAGCAGTTTTTTAAAGTTCTGATGTAAGCGCGTTTTCCGTCGATTTTATCTAAGCTCAAACCCAATGTTTCTACAACCGTTTTGTGGCAATGTTCCAGAACAATATCAAAAGGTGTTTCTTGCCTCTCGATTACGCCATATCCTCTTTCGGTTATTAATTGTTCCCAAAATTCAACTGCTTTTGTAACACCTTCATTTGTATTTAGCGGAATATTTGGCTCGATTATAACTCTACTAAATTTTGTAGGTTCTAAAATTGCCTGATGTAAAAATGTGCTTAAATTGAAATGATCTGCATTTTCTTTTAGTTTTTTTAGTTCCTCTTTATCTTCGCTTTTTGCAAACTTAAAATGCAAAGGAGTTCTTAAAGCAGCTTTTAGCATAGATGAACTTAAAGCGTCGTTGCTTAGGTATTTTTCTTTTCCGTCCTGAATAACTAATCCATTAACGTTTAGGGTTTCGGTATAAATATGTTTTGGTTTAGCTTCCGATAGGATAAATTCGGCTATAAATTGAGCAGTTGGATATTCGTTTAGAGGTCGCGTAAAGTCGATTGTGTTATTTTGTACTTCTTTATCGGTTACAATTGTAGGATGTAAATTTGACATAGTGATTTTAGTTATTATGAGTTAGTTGTTTACTTTTTTATAGCTTTTTATTGTTTCTTCGGAGCATATTCTTTCTGATTTCTTGATGATGAATCCAGCAGTGTTTCTTCTTTCAGGAAAGGGATTTCCTTTTTCGTCGACCAATTCTAGAGTATGCATGCCTGATCTCCTGACAGTTTTTACTTTTAATAATGATCCAGTTGTCGTTTTGTATGTTTGATTTTTTTCGATTGCCATGGTTGTTGTTTACTTAAATTAAAAAGGCGATTAGTGCGCCTGTTCCTAGCCCTATCCAAAAAGCTATTAATACACTAATGATGTAAGCTTGGAAGGTTCTGTTTGGTTTTTCTTGCTCTAATTGATTCATAATTATTTAATCTTATTTAGTGCTATTTGCATGTGAGCGGAATGATTACGGTAAATATTCTTGGTTTTTATTAACCAGTCTTTAAAGAATAATCTCCTGATTTCTATTTCTATATCCTGAACGGTTGTATCTGTTGTAATTTCAAACCTAAACGGAATCTTTTCGGACGTTAAAAATCCTTTTATGAAATGGATAAGCGCTTCTTTATTTGAAATTGCAAGACTGTAAAATGGTACTTTATCATTATTATAAACTTTGAAAATAGTACAGTTTATTTTATCGCCCTTTTCCGAAAATGATATAAATAGATAATCGGGTTTGTTCTCGGCCATTTTTTTGCTGGTGTCGAAAACAGTTCGTATCTGAGTATCTATATTCATGGTCAGAAGGGGTTTTGAGTCACAAATAGTAAGTCGTTCTTTATCTCTTCGGCGTTTTTTGTTTGCAGTTTAATAGCTAAATCAGAGATTGTAGAGCAGGTTTCGTAATTGCTTTCTTCTTTGTCAAAAAGTATCCTTAATGCAGTAGCCAGAACATTTTTTTCTTTAGAGGTTAATGCATCCATGATTCGTAATTTTTGATTTTTAAAGTGATGGTTTCACGAATTATAATTTTGGGCTGCTGATTAAGAAGTTGTAGTCTTTCTTTTTCTATCGGAATCAACTCGCTGTGTAAATAGTATAACCTTGATTTTATTTTGGACAATCGTATTTTCATACAGTGATTCATTATCGTATTTCCTTCTCGATAATAGTAAACTGAAAGCTTTAAGCAAGTATTTTTTAATTTTTCATAAGTCGAAATGTTTTTTTTAATACGTTGTATTTCTTCTGAAATTTCTTCTAACTTTGCCATTCTATTTAGTATTAATGCCCCTAGTCCGGGCGTTATTAAAATTTGGATTAAAAACCGTTCATTCCCGTGAGCGGTTTTTTTATTTGTCTTATTTTAGTATTTAATGTATTGTTTGTTAGTGTTTTGTGTTTTAATTTAAGTTTTTATTTTTCAAAAATTTCATTCTCTTTTAGTCCTGTATATTTTGTTATTGCTTCGATTGATTTGGTTTTGGTCAGGTTGTCGTGATTTGTGTTTATCCATCTTCTCATGGTCAAATATGACTTGCCTAACGCTAATGCTATTTGCATCTTGACTTCGTCGGTTCCTAGTTTTTCTTTTGCAGTTTTTGTTAGTTCCATTTTAATTGCCTACTTTTGATTAGTTATTTTTGTATAGTGCAAATATAAAGCAAAACGAAAGTATAATGCAAGTAATTTGAATAAAATTACTGTGATTTACTTTTATTTGTAATGATTATAAATAAAACATAAAATGGATACAGTTGGGTCTAGATTAAAAACCCTTATCAGAAATAAAGGTATAACGCCTTATGAGCTCTCTGAGAACACGGGTATTTCGCAATCGACTTTAAGTAGAATCATAAATAAGGATTCTAAGCCAAATATTAAGAATCGTAAAATACTTGCAGAATATTTTAATGTTCCAGGGAATTATTTCTTGCCAGAAAGTGAGCAGGAAGCTGCAACTGAAGAAGAAGAGGAATATTTGGAGAATAAAAATGGTAATAAATTTAAAGAATTAGAGAACGGAAAATTTATTATGACTGTGCCACTTGTACCTGTAAAGGCTTATGCTACTTATATAAGCGAATGTTGTGAAGGTGATTTTGTAGATGGATTTAATGATGTGAATTTTTACGTAGATCAATATGCAAGAGGTAATTATGTAGCTTTTGAAATAAAAGGGGATAGTATGGATAACGGCGGATTGTACGATAATCCGGAAGGTTCTATTACACTTTGTAGAGAGTTAAACCGTCAGCATTGGAAAGATGGATTCAGAGGTTCTCAATACGGTTGGATAATTGTACATAAGGATACAATTGTTTGTAAAGATATTATTGCTCAGGATTTAGAAAATGGTACAATAACATGTCATTCTAGAAATCCAAGCCCAGAGTATCAGGATTTTACTATTGAGTTGAATGATGTAAAGCAGATTTTTAAAGTGATAAAAAGAACTTTTTAATATCCCCAATAAAACAATATTTCCAATTTATTAAAAGATAAAAAAGGTTTAAATGTCTTTAAAATAAGCTACTTATAAGGATAAAGCGATTTTTTGAATAAAAAACAAAACTTCCTTATTATTTGTTGAAATTGGATATTAAATGATTATTTGTCCTGTTTGGGACAATATAGATTTAAAAAGGTATAAAAGCCGTAAATAAAGCTCATGCGAGTTTATTTACGGCTTTTTTTATGCAATAAAATTAGATTTGGTTCTAATTCTTTTCTTTTGATTTTATAGGCTGGGTCTGCATTTGGGTATTCAAAACAGTGTTTTTAGAACAGCTTTTATATGGGATTAATTGCTTTTTTGAGAGTTTTTTTGCTGAAAATTGTCAAACTCAAGGCGTTTAATAGCAGCTTTTGTGTTTGCTTTATTTGTTTTAAAGTATTGATTGTTAATTAGTTGTTGTTTGTTTTTCTTCTTCAAGAATAAAAACTTGTATTCTTTTCTCTTGTTTAAGGTATGTGGCATTCTTTGTAATGCTGATTATGCATCTTTTATTTTTTTGACGCCTTGTAAAGGTTTAAATCTTAATCCTATAGTTTACGGCCTGTTTTGGTTGAAATTATTTAAAATACAAGTAAAATGGAAATATTTATTTCAAATTACTTGCGTAATACTTTCGTTTTGCTTTATCTTTGCTACATCATAAAAAACAAACAACGCAATGGACAAAGAAACTAAAAAAAACAAAAGGTACACTTACAACCAACAAATAATTAAAGCATTGGTTGATAAACACGGTTTTACGCCTTTTTTTATCCGACAATGTTTATCCGGCCATCGTAATAGTATTACAGCAGATAAAATTAGGGTTGATTATAAAATGCTCGAAAAAGAACTGAAAGAAACCATCGAGCAATTCAATACAAAATAAGAATTCACAAATCGATTCAGCTTCGAGGATTAGGAGTAAACAAAGTAAAATTTTCTAAAAAATGCAATTATGCCATATCTGTGGACAAATAACAAGGTTGCAGTAGAACACGAAGAATTGGTTCCGGAGTATTGGAATTGTTTAAAAAGTTTGCAATCAGAACTTAATCGTTACAAGCAGAAACCTTTTGGCATAAAGCGTTTACAAGTAGGAGGAAATGGCCGAAAGTTATTGATAGATTTTGATAGTTTAAAAACAACAATTCAGGATGCTTTAGGAGATCCGAGAAGAATAGATAATCCGCTGGAAGTTTTTTTTGATTTTGATGCGGCTGCTGTTCGATACTATGCCAAGTTTAAAAGAGCAGGAAATGCATTAGAGGCTGACGAACAGGAACGATATATTATTAATGCAAGTGTCATGAATGCAGCAATAAAGTTAGAACAGGCTCGCATACAAGAAAGAATAAAGTTAAGAGGTTCGATACGAGGAATCATTGCAATATTGGTAAAAGATGTAGAGAACTTCAATAATACATTAAAAATTAAACATGAAGTAAACCACAATTTGCCAGCGAGCGAAAAGCAATTTAAAAAACTCTTAAAAGCTTGTAAAGACGATTTGTATTATCCGATTATAAAAGACCCGAAAGGCGGAAAAACAAACAATGCCCGAAAAGTGGATGATAAAACGGAAATGATTTTTAACGGCTTGTTCAAAAATCAAATGCATAAACCAACACCAACTGAAATAGCCCGTAATTATGAAGCTTTTTTAAATGGTTATGCCGAGGTTTTTAATGAGGAAACGGGCGAAATGTTTGATCCGAGAGAATATAAAAAACTTTCTAATACCACAATTATCAATTACATCAATAAATGGGAAAACAGAATTGCGACGCATTTATCCAGAAGTGGTGACAGACAAAAATATATGAGTCAATATACGACTCCGCATCAAATGGATTTGCCAGTTTATTCGGGTTCGATTTTATCTATAGATGACAGAAACCCACCGTTTTGGTACGAAAAAGGAAAAAGAGCCTGGTTTTATATTGGGTGCGATATCGCTTCTCAATGCTTTACGACTGTGGTTTACGGGAAAACGAAAGAAGGTATTATCGTTGATTTTTACCGACAAATGGTTCGAAATTATACCGAGTGGAATTTGCCTTTGCCGAATGAATTAGAATGTGAGAGTTCATTAAATAGTAGTTTCAGGAATACGCTGCTTCGTCCTGGTGCCATGTTTCAGAGTACCCGAATTATTGCCAACAAAGCCAGTGGGAAATATATTGAGAGAATGTTTGGTAAAGTACGATATGATGTCGAGAAAGAAGCCTTTGGGTGGATTGGACGTCCGCATGCTAAGAAAGAATCCAATCAGACAGGTCCGGGAGAAAATAAAATTATTCCGTACAACCAATTGATTAACGAACGAATGCTGGAAATCGAACAATGGAATAATATGCCGCATCCTGAACATGCTACGATGAGCCGTTTTGATTATTTCCTTAACAAACAACATCCTGATTTAAAACCGACAAACTGGGAAGCAATTTTACCAATTATTGGTTATAAAACCGAAACATCGTGCAAGTTGGGGTATGTAACACTTCAGGGAAAAAGAAGAGCAATCGCCGAAGATGGAAAGATTTTGACAGGTGAAGCTTTAGTCAATGTAATGAAAATTATCGAAAGCAAAGAGGTTAATGTCTACTGGCTTGATGGTAATGACGGACAGGTTATAAAAGCTTTTGTGTATATGAATGACCGATTGATTTGCGAAATAATGGAAATGCCACGCTACAATCGAGCTTCTATAGAAAGAACAGATGCTGATTATTTGGCGAGAGCTTTACAAAGTTCTTATGTAGCATCGGTAGAAGCTTTTGCTAAACGCCAAAGAGACAAAATAGAAAGGATCAATCTTATTGATAATACACCCAGAACGATCAATTCCAATTTTAAGTTTTCAAATATTAAACGCTTTGAAGCGAAAGAAGAACAGCCGGTTGAAATATTTGATGATGAAGCCGAAGATGATTTTGCAATTGTACCGCAAGGGAATGCAATACCAAGCTGGAAAAGAAATTTTATGTAATAATAAAAAGTAAAACAATGAACCTAACAAACGAATTTAAACAAAAAGTAAGACTGGCACTCATTGAAGCTCGTCAAAATTATGGAGGCTCAGATGCTGATTTCTCAAAGTCGAAAGGAATAAAAGCTTCCATTTATTCCCGATTAAAAAATGGAGAAATCGAAAGAATTTTATCCGATACAACTTGGATTACTTTAGGAAGAGAACTTCAGGTAAAAGTATTTGAAGACAATTGGAAAGTGGCCAGAACAACAGTTTATACGGAAATAGAAGATAATCTCAATTTTTGTGCAGCACTAAGCAAATCGATGGTTTTGGTTGATGATTGCGGGATTGGTAAAACATTTTGTACCAAGCATATTATCAAAAAAATGAAAAATACTTTTTATGTCGATTGTTCTCAAGCCAAAAGCAAACAACAATTTATTAGGCTTCTTGCTAAAACGGTCGGCATAGATAATCAAGGAAAATATGTAGATGTAAAAGCCAATTTAAAATATTACGTCACGACGCTCGAAAAACCTCTAATTGTGCTTGATGAAGCTGGAGATCTTGAATATAACGCATTTCTGGAACTTAAAGAATTATGGAATGGAACTGATGGAGCTTGTGGATGGTATATGATTGGTGCCGATGGATTGAGAGCCAAAATTCAGAAAGGAATCAGTAATAAGAAAGTAGGTTTTGCCGAAATATTCAGTCGATTCTCAGACGAATTTATCAAGTTGGTTCCTAACGGTAAAGTAGACAGAACTATTTTTTATACTCAATTAATAGGAGATGTTGCCAATGCCAATATTGAAGACCGTAGCAAAACCAAAATACTGGTAAATAAATGCATCGGCAAAGAAACGACACTTAGATATTTAGAAACTCTCATAAAAATAGGCGCATAAATGGCACGAGCAATATCTCCCAAAACATTATTTGAAAAGAAGTTCGACGAGTTTGATTTTGAAGGAATCTGGGGCGACGTATTTGGCAAACCCGAAAAAGGCGGTGTTTGGATTATATACGGAGCCGAAAAAAACGGAAAAACGCTCTTTGCACTTAAACTGGCCGAATTTTTAACCAAGTATGAAAATGTTTGGTACATATCTGCCGAGGAAGGAACAGGAAAAGAATTTCAAGCCAATGCCCAACGTGCCAAAATAGATCCTGCTTCGAGAAGAATAAAGTTCTCTGAATATACTGAAATCGAAGTAGTAAAAGAAAGATTATCTAAACGCCAAGCGCCCAAAATTGTGCTGTTTGATAATATGACGATTTATAATGACGAACTAAAAAATGGTGCTTTCAGACGTTTTACTTCGGAGTTTCAGAATACAACAATGATATTTTTGGCGCACGAAGAGAAAAAAGAACCTTACACCGCTACAGCTAAACTAGCCAAGAAGTTAGCTAAGATTTATATCCGAATAGAAGGATTAACTGCTTTTGTCGCCGGAAGATGTCCGGGAGGAATAATGGCGATAAACGAAAAAACAGCCATGTTATATCACGGAAGTGATATCAAAAAATAAAATTCAAAAATAATAATTACCCAAAAATTTAAATCAAAACTAATATGACAGCAAACGAAATCACAACCCGTTTAGACATTTTGTACAATGTCCTTCTTTATTGTTCCGAAAAACACGCCACTTTTAGCAAGTTTCAGCGTATTTGCATCAACCAGGAACGAGGTGCTTTATTGAGTAGATTCTCTTTTTTATTGGATGAAATATCCGAAAATGAAGTTAGAGATTATAAATGTCCTCCAGTAATTGAAGCTAAGATTCAGTTTACACTCCAAAAAATAAAAGATACCAACTGGCTTGCTTTTGAACAATCCAGATTATCATAAAGAGAAAATAGCAAGAAGATTTTTCAGCCCTTTTTACAAAACCAAAAGCTATGAATAATACAATAATCTTATTAGTGATATTGCTTATCGGTACAAACCTAAAGCCGATTAAAATCTATATCGAATGGCTAAGATTTAAACTTAAAACAATGCATAAACAAAGGAAATATGAGCGTAACAATCAAACCAATAACGGATCACGAATCATATGAGGTAAACGGACATTTGGTTTATAAAGACACATTAAATAACTGGATATCCAAATCTGATTTATCCGAAAAGGAACGATTGGCTTTTAGCCAATATACCAAAATTGTCATCCAGAATCCCCGATTTAAAAAACACACTAAAGCAACGTATAACGATTAAATAAAAAAAGTATGAGCAACAGAAAAGCAAAACTAGACACGATTGGATTTTTAACAATAGTAACAATTGTTTTCACAATCTTAAAAATTACCAATCTTATTACCTGGAGTTGGTGGTTGGTTTCATCGCCAATTTTAATTCCGTTTGGGTTAGTTCTTACTTATTTGGTTCTGGCAGGATTGCTCTTTATGATCAAGCAATTACAGGAAGAATAAAAGCAATTTTTTTGATAATTACATAAATAAGTAATAGACTTCAATATTACAAAAATATGTAATAAATAGGCTAATAAAGCCGTTTTTGGAGTCAAAAAAAATCGCCTTGTAGAATTAAAAATGTCTGTTTATCTTTGTAATATGACTCGCAAAGAAAGACTTCTCGAAAGAAATAATTTAGTACGTAAGCACTTTTATTCATTAATGGCAAAGAATCCTAAATGGAGGATTGATGCTGTAATTGAGGAAGTTGCTAAAAAATATTTTTTATCTACAAGAACCGTTGATGCCATTGTAAACTACGAAGGTATTTATAATGACAACCTCAAGGATTCAAATAAAAACAGTCAATTAAAAATGTTTTAAACAGCATTTAAATGGCGTTTAAACAATGTAATTTTTATTTCGGCAATAATCTAAACCTCCTTATTCAGGAGGTTTTTTTATGCCTAAGAAATTATGTTCAGTTTTTTGTTTGAATATAACGGATTGATCTCTCTGCAAATAGTGCTGTTAAATGTTAGTTTGTAACTCATAAAGCCATCTACAGCATTATCAACTTCTTCATTAACTTGTAATAATGGAGCAAATAAACTTCCTTTTAAATGCTGAAGTTTTTCGGATAATTTATGAATTAAATTAAACTCGGCTAATTCATCCGGATTTTCGACTGTTATATTAAGATGGTCAATCCAGCCATTTTTACAATACAAAAGTACTTCTACAACACAATCTCCTTCCTGATTGCTTTCGGGCATATTTTGCCAGGCAATACTATTTATTTCAATAAGAGCTGCGGTCCAGATAACAGGATCGCCAGAAGCTGGATTAGAAATTTGTTTGCGCTGTAAATCGACCAATCCCAACTCAGGAATTGTCTTTAAAGCTTGTTTTATTTTTACAAATAATTCGTTGCGTGGTGTCATTTAAAATTTTGTTTTTACGTGATTAGTTTGCCTAACTATTTTTGAGATATAGGCATAACAATTCGAAGCTGATGTATAACAGCTTTTCATTATTTTGTTTAAAACAGGCTTTTCTTTAAAGCCTATTTATATTGTCCATCGACATTTAAATTCCCATCGTCATCGAGCTCAATATTATTAATCTTCATACCATCGTATTCCAGATTTTTTTTGGCTTCAATTAAAACGTTCATGTAATTGTCGTCGTTTAACATTTGCAAAATACCTACTCCCAGTTCAGGAAATTCACGATACTCGCCTTTGTTGGCAATCAAGATATGTTCTTGATGCAGGTTTTCTGAAAAACCAATCAATAGGTCTCCGTTCTGGAAGCCTAAATCCCCGTTTGTGTCTACTATTATATCATTCATAAAGCAAAATTCGACTTTAGATACGTACCATAAAATTTAAGTTCCAAAGACTGTATAAAATCTCCACAAACTTTGTATAGATCTGATACAAGGGTTGGAAGACTATTTTTTTTGCAGCAGAAAAGCCCACAACTTTGCCTCAGAAATCAATCGGAAAATTACTTTTTAATACGAGATACTTGTTTAAGTAAAACCAAAAGAAGGGTAGCGAAACGAGAATAAAAAAAACAAAGTGAGACAAATAAAGTATTTAGCCGTGCATTGCACAGCAACCTCTCAAAACACATCAATAAGTAGCATACAGAACTACTGGAAAAATCAATTGGGTTGGAGAATGCCAGGTTACCACTTTATTATAAAGCCAGATGGGGAAGTAGTTTCATTATTGCCAATAGAACAGGTTTCGAATGGCGTACAGGGATTTAATCATGAAAGCATCAACATATCTTATGTAGGTGGAATCGACGAAAAAGTTGTCCCTAAAGATAATCGAACACTTGCCCAGAAAGCTTCTTTGTTAAAATTGCTTACGGAGTTAAAACAAAAATTTCCAAAAGCTATTATTCAGGGACACAGAGATTTTCCGAATGTAAAGAAAGCATGCCCAAGTTTTGACGCTAAAAAAGAATATCAACATGTATAAAAAAACACTTTTGTTATCAGTGTTTATTTTTAGTTGTTTGTTGATTTCCTGTCGTACGACGCGACAGGAAACTCAAAAAACCGAAAATCAGACTCAAATAACATCTGAAAAAGTAGTGATCTATAAGGATACTACAGTTTATGCTCCGAGAGCAGAAACGGAACTAAGAATCCCTTTATCTGAATTGGTGGCAAAGAGCCAATTGAAAACAGATTCGCAACCCATTTTTTATGTTCAGAAAAACGCCCAGGCAAAGGTTAAATTAAAAATTGTACACGATACGATTTCTATATCTGCAACCTGTGATAGCCTTGCAATAGTAGCCAAGATAAAAAATGAGTTCAAAAAAGAGAGTTCAAATGTTATTAAAAACACCAATATAGAAAGCAAGCAGAAAACAGGATATTCTTTTATCAATATCGGGATTGCTTTTTTACTCGGATTTGCATTTTGTTATATAATTAAATTTTTTAAAATAGTATGAGTTTACCAAATATAAAATTCAACATCTCTAGCAAGGGTCTAGGGTTGTTACAATCAGACATTCAAAAAGTACCAGGATTGGTATTAACTGGAGTTACAGTTACAGGAACTGGAAAAGTTGCTGTAGGTAGTTCGTATCAGATTTTCTCGCTTGATGAAGCAGTAAATCTTGGTATCGAAGAGACAGGTGCAAATGCTTTTGCTTACAAGCATATCAAAGCATTTTACGACGAAACCAAAAGAGGAGCGGAACTTTGGTTCATGCTTGTTTTATCGACCATTACAATGGAAGATATGGCCGATTTGACAAAACCTTATGCAAAAAAGCTATTGGCTGATGCATCTGGAAAAATTAGAGTTTTAGGACTTCTTAAAAAAGCAGGAACTGCAGAAACTATCACAAACGGATTAGACGCCGATGTTGCTCTTGCTGTTGCAAAAGCGCAAGCATTAAACCAAGATTATGCAGACAGGTATTTCCCAGTTCGTACAATTATCTCAGGAAACAAATTCTCAGGAGTTGTTGCTGACTTAAAAGATTACACTACTGCAAGTTTCAACAAAGTATCTATTTTGTTAGCAAACACAGATGGTTCTAAAGAAGCTTCTGTAGGTTTGGCCTTAGGAAGAATCGCAAGTATTCCTTCTCAAAGAAAAATCTCTCGTGTAAAAGATGGTCCGGTAGAAGATTTTACTGCATATTTTACAGATGGATCTAAAGCAGAAAGCCTAGATACTTCTTGGAATGCTATCCATAACAAAGGGTATATCTTTTTACGCAGTTTTGCTAACCGTTCTGGTTATTATTTTACAAGCGATACAACCTTAACTGGACCTACAGATGATTTCAATACTTTATCAAGAGGTTTGGTAATGGACGAAGCAGTACTTATTGCTTACGATACTTTAGTTGATGAATTATCAGACGAAATTCCGGTTACAGATGCTGGAAAAATTCACCCAGTTACTATTAAATCATGGCAAAATGCTATCGAAAGACAAATCGATGGGTTAATGGTTCAAAACGGGAAATTATCTGGCGCAAAAGCATTTATCGACGAAAATCAAAATGTATTGGTTACAAACAATCTTGTTGTTGCCTTACAATTATTGCCAGTAGGTTATAGCGATTATATAACTGTAAACATCGGATTTACAACAAATTTAGAATAAATATGAGCACATTTAGCAGCAAGCAATACGCTTGGTCAGATGTTTCCATCTCAATTGGAGGCAGAATTATAGAAGGAATTACAGAAGTAGAATACACTGTAAAACAAGAAAAGGAAACTTTAAGAGGTCGCGGTAACAACCCTCACAAAGTAACACGTGGTAATAAATCTTACGAAGGAAAAATTACTATTTGGCAAAGTGAGCTTGAAGCTATGGTTTTAAGCGCTCCAAACTTTGATATCCTTGACTTGACTTTTGATGTTATCGTTTCTTACGTTCCATCTGATGGAGGAAAAACGGTAATTGATGTTTTATCTGGTTGCGAATTTACCGAAACTAAGAAAAGCATGAAACAAGGAGACAAAAACATGGTAGTCGAATTGCCAATTGTCTTTTTAGGTGTAAAAGCACAACAATAATCTTAATCAAACCAACCAAAACAGTTTAACTCGTTTTGGTTGGTTAAATAAAACAAACAATGAAACAGCAAATAAAACAAGAACAAATTAATGAGTGGAAAGAAAAATACGGTCAAATTTATGAGCTTCCTGTAGAGGATAAAGTAGCTTATTTACGCGAACCGAAAATGACAACTTTTAAGCATGCCTTTAGCGCTATGCAAAAAGATGGCGAAATGACCTTTGGAGAGGTTATGTTAAACGAGTTATTTATTGGCGGAGACGAAGAAATCAAGACAAATGATGATTATTTCTTTGCAGCTCGAAAAGAGCTTGCTAATTTTTTCAATTTTGATGATGCCGAAATAACTTCAGAAGGAAACAATTCGGTTATTATAATTGGTGAAGAAAAATGCACCGTTAGAGTAATTACACGTCAGGATATTAAAACTGCCGAAAAGAAAAACCCGTCTGCAAAACCGTTTGTTACTCAGGAAAAATTATTCGAAATGATTTGCATCAAAAAAGATGATGTCTTTAATGACAGAGAAAATGCTTCGATTAGATTCCCTCTTTACCAAGCTATAGAAAAACTCCAAAACAAAAAAGTGGCATCGCTAAAAAAGCTTTAAAAGGGGCTATCATCGATACCGATGATACCTCTTCCTTTTCAATTGCAGAGAATATCGACATACGATTATTTGATGCTTATTTAAAATTTTACATGCATATTCCTAAACCTCACAAACTGAGTGACGAAGATTGGGCAGAAGAAATTCAGAATTTACATTTTATCAGAACCAAAGAAAAAGAAACCTCACAAATACCATCATGAGCCCCTACGACTATATTACAAGCATACAAAATGCAAACGGCCCAATTTTGAACGTGGCCCAATCCCTTGGAATTACGATAAATCAGATAAATATCATGAATAACTCGTTTAATCAGGTAGATAACTCTGTACATAATTTTAATGAAAAAGTCAAAGAAAGTGCCACTTCGATGGGATTTTTTAGGACTAAGTTAACGGAGATTGGAGGTAAAATTAAAAGTGCATTTTCGCCAGAATCAATTTTTGAATTTGGAAAAAAAGTTTTTGATGCCCGAGTAGAATATGAAAAGCTTAATGGTATAAAAGGCGGGGTAAGTGATGAGTTTATTAAGCTTAAAGCAAATTTAGACCAATTTACAACTGCCTGGAATACTTTTTTAGCTTCTCTAGGAGGTGATGCTTCTGGTTTATTTATGACCATTCTTACTACGATGAATGAGGGACTAAGCTTCTTAACGGGACAATTACCCAATATAGCCACCTGGTTTAGTATTCTCTGGAAAATGATGGAACCCGTAGTTTTATCATTAAGAGATTTTATAAAATCGGCTTTTAGTTTTGTCGAAGTAGGAGCAATATTAGATGGTTTCGGGCTTGTAATGACTGGTGTTTTGCTAGTAGTGAGTTGGTTAACAACGGGTTTGAAGTTTATCATTGATATATTAAAACCTTTTGCGACCGAAATCTTAATTCTCACAGGAGCTTGGTTGTTATTGTCTAATGCTGTCGCCATTTATAGTGGAGTTATGGCTGTTTTTAATGCGATAATGGCTGCTTCTCCTATTACATGGATTATAGTTGGAATCATGGCACTTGCATTAGTTATCGGAATGATAATAAAATATACAAGCGGTTGGGGCGAGAGCTGGAGGCATGTGGTTAGTGGTGCTAAGTTTTTGTGGGATGGTTTTACAGAGACAGCACAAGCCAAATTTAATACGTTGATACAAAATTTTATGATTGGTATCGATAAAATAAAAATAGGCTGGTACAAATTTAAAGAAGCGGTAGGTATGGGCGATAGCTCAGAAAACCTAAAGATGATTGCTCAGATTAATGGTGACATTAAAATGCGTGAAAATTCAATTACTGCCGGTAAAGCCAAAGCAGATAATTCTTTTGCTAAAGCGAGAAATGAATTTAGCCAGGTTAAAATTAATGTAGATACTGCAGGAATTTCAAGAGATTTTAAAAAGATAAAAGATACGTTTGGCGGGGCTGGTGCTAAAACAAATGCCCTAACAGATACTAAAGTTAGTCCAGGAAAAGCCAAATCGTTAAAAGGAGCAAAAGATAATAATATAGGTTCATCTGATTCGATTGTTTCAGGAGGACCAAAGGCAACTAATATTATAATTAATATACAAAAATTACAAGACGACACAAAAATTTACGTAGAGTCATCTGAAAAAGGGATAAGTAATTTGGGCGAAAAAGTACAAGAAATGCTTTTAAGAGCCGTGAATAGTGTAAACCAAATGCAAACAGCAGTATAATGGCAGAATTTAATTTAAAAGAAATTACAGCAAGAGCATTTCTAGACTATGTTGGTCCAGCATATCCGGGTTTCTTGTATGATGTTAGTACAAAAGGTGGAAAACTGAAAATAAAAAAGAACGGAAAGAAAATAGATCTAAACTCTATTAATGCTTCTAGTTTTTCGGGAGGAAAATATTTCTTGACACTTACACTTGTTTATAAAGGTGTTGATTATGAATTGCCAAACGAACCTTTAATTTCATTGGGGTTAAGCAAAACAATTGTTGAAACTGCCACTGTAGGAAAGTATCGAAAAGGAACTGTAAAAGAATATATCAATACCGAAGATTATACGATTTCGATAAAAGGAATTTGTTTTGACGAAGAAAATCCTAATGCATATCCTTCTAAACAAGTAAGTACGTTAAGGAACATGGTAGAAATAAATGAAGCTCTTGAGATAAAAAGCAATCCATTTTTTACACTGTTTGGGATTGGGAAAATTGTAATCAAAGACATTCAGTTTGAGGATATGATGGGACAGGGAGGAATGCAAAAATATACGATTTCGGCTATTAGTGATCAGGATTTTTATGCTGATTTAGACGAAAAGAATAAGACGAAGAATGAACTAATAAATTCACAAGAAAATGTTTCTACTGGAAAGTAAAGTTGTGTTTGCCCGAAGTAAAGGAGGTACAGAAGAGTCTAGTTATGTCTTTAATAACGTTAATGAAATCGAAATAACCAAATCTGTTGATGAATTAAGTGATACAGCAATTATAAAGTTGCCAACTCAATTTAAAATTAAACAGAATGGTGAACAAAAGTTTACCGAAAAAGCATTGCAGGTAGGTGACAAGGTAACCATTACTTTAGGCTACGAAGGCAAAATCTCGAAGGTAGAATTTGTAGGATATATAAAAAAAATAAGCCCAAAAATACCTCTGGAAATTCACTGCGAAGATGCTATGTGGATGCTTCGAAGAAAGAATGTAAGTGAGAGTTGGAATGAAAAAGTTCCGCTAGAAACTATTTTAAAAAAAATAGTAGAAGGTACAGGTATCGAGCTTAATTATCCTATTCTGGGTTTTGACCTGGAAAAATGGATTATTAATGAAAACGGGGCTCAGGCTCTGGAAAAATTAAAACAAGAGTTCGGTTTTACTTCTTTTATAAATGATGAAGGAAAATTGCATTGTGGCTTGAAAGAATTAACCAATGTGGGAGAGGTAGCTACTTATGATTTAAACTACAATTTGGTCGAAAATAATTTGGAATACAAAACCAAAGAAGACCGAAAAATCATGGTAAAGTATACTTATATAGATCCTAAAACAAATGAACGAACTGTTGTTGAGGAAGGTGATAAAGATGGGGAACAAAGAACTTATACAACCTCAATAGCTTCAGACAAGGCACAATTAAAAGAACTGGTAAAAGCAGAGCTCGAAAAATTACGATTTGATGGCTATAATGGGGATGTAACTAGTTTTTTGATGCCTTATGCCACACGAGGGATGAAAGCAGTTTTAATAGATAAAGAACACACAGACAGAGAGGGGAGTTACTTTATTAATAAAGTAGTAACCACTTTTGGGATGAGTGGAGCGAGAAGAAAAGTAAGCATAAGAAATAGATTGTAATGGAAAAAGATTTGCAGGACGCTTTTAGAAAAATAAAAAAACGAGATGTCGACACCTTCATTGCGCATGTTATTTCTGTTGATAAAGAAAAAGGAACGTGTAAGATATCAGACGGAAAACTAGAATATGCCGATGTACAATTGGCTTCGATAATAAATGAGAGCAATCAAAAATTTTATTTGTTTCCAAAAGAAAAAAGCTCTGTTATCGTAAGTCCGATTAATGAAGATTTGCATCGATTGTATGTTGAGGTTTATTCAGAAATAGAGAGTTTAAGTCTTGTAATAGATAAAGTTCAATTTCAGGTAGATAAAGATGGTTTTTTGCTAAAAAAGGAAAATGAAAACTTAAAAAAATTGATGGCTGATTTGATAAAAGCAATCAAGAGTTTAAAATTCACAACCAATAACGGACCAACAATAAGCTTAATAAACATAGCTGATTTTACGGCTCTTGAAGATAGATTTAATCAATTTTTAAAAGATAAATAATGTTAAACATAGATAGATTAAAAAATAAAATTCGTGCAGCATTTGAAGCTGAACAAAACGAAGAAAAAGATCATAATGCTAGTTTAGACAGGATTTCATTAAAGTTGGCGACAGCAGTTGTAGAGGAAATTAAAAATGCTAAAATCGAATATCAAGCCGGACTTGTAGCTCCAAACGGAAGCGTTACCGGAACAATAATTCATACAATTAGTTAATAAATGAATGAAATTACAATTGCATTAACCGGATTAATAACGGCTGGAGGAACTGGTTATTTTACTTTTTTGTTTGCCAAAAGCAAATATAAACAAGAAGTAGAAAAGCTTAAAGTCGAGGTTTTGCAGGCTAAACAATATGCCGATACTACGGCTATTGAAAACGATATTAAACTATCCGGACATTATAAAGAAATTCTTGATGACTTAAAAAACCGATATGAAATGCGGTATAAAGAGTTTGAAGATATGATGAACAGAAAAGTTTTACTCCTGGAAGAAGAACTAAAGCTGAAGGATAGAAAAATTAAACTGCAGCAACAGGAGATTACCGAATTAAAAAAAGAAAATAGAACATTACGTACCAATGCAAGAAACAGTATTACATAACCAATCGTTAATAGATTTTACACTACATCACTGTGGTACAATCGAAAGTGTTGTAGCAATGGCTGTTGCAAACGGTTGGAGTATAACCGAAGAATTACAGCCTAAAAGAATTTTAGAAGTACCTGCCGATGTTATAAAAGACTCGGACATTGTAGGGTTTTATACAAGTAAGAAGCATGTTCCTGCATTTAATTATTCGGGACCAATCTCTGCAAACGACGAAGGTATTGGCGAAATGATAATAGAAGAAACATTTATAGTAAGATAAAAAAATGGCAAGAAGTATATCAGAAATACAAGCAAAAATGATTGAGGCCGTTGGTGCAAATCAAATTCTTTCGGGACAACTCACATCAATAACATCCACAAGTAAAACGTCTATAGCAAGATTATTCACTTTTATTGTAGCCACAGCTATATGGATGCTGGAAGTTTTCTTTGATCAACATAAAAAAGAGGTTGATGAAAAACTTGCAAACCAAAAATCAGGAACGCTGCCTTGGTATCGTACTATGGCATTACGATTTCAATATGGGTTTGATTTAGTAAAAGACGAAGATTATTTTAATAATAAAGATAAGGACGGAAACGAAGCTGAAGCCTCAAAAATAGAAGCCTCAAAGATTGTGAAGTATGCAGCGGTTAACGAAGCTCCTGAGAGTAGTCGTGTAATTATAAAAATTGCAGGTGAAGATAGTGGGCGTGTTTTAGCTCCTATAAATGAACTACAAAAAGAAGCTTTTGATGCATATATAGACGAAATAAAAGTAGCGGGTGTAAAAGTTACAGTACTAAATTATAAACCAGATCTTTTGGCTTTGTCAATCCAAATTAAGAGAGATGCGATGTTATTGAACAGTACTGGAATGAGAATTAAAGATGGAGAATATCCTGTAATAAATGCCATTCAGGAGTTTATGAAAGAGCTTCCGTTTGATGGCGATTTACGTTTATCGGCATTGGTTGATAAATTACAATCTGTAGAAGGAGTTTTGGATGCAACGATTGTAGGTGCTACAAGTGCCTGGATTAACCCTCAAACAGGTGATTACGGTAAACCACAAAATATCTTTATCTCGACAATACCTTCTAGTGGTTATTTTAAAATTACTGATTTTAAAGGTATAGAATATGTGGTATAAAGTAAATTTTAATGTGTTGGCAATACAGTTGTTGCCCACATTTTTACGAAAACCGGCTTTTATGGCTTTTGTTCAGATATTGATGAAACCTATAACTGCAATCTATGATGATTGGATTATAGCCAGAAATGAAAACATATTCAGACTTTATCATACAGGACAAGTTTGTCATTTACGAAAGTCACTGAATTTTAAATTCGATGAAGATCAAAATCGTATTGAGATAAAGAAGGGAAATCTGTATAACACAACTTATATATATACAGAAGGGGAAGGGTTTGAAAAATTTGCAAATCAAGAAGCAGAACCAGAGACAATTTGGTTAAGAACCGAAGTAGAAACAGCTGATACGGGATTAGATTTTATAGTTTCCGTACCAGAACAAATCTACAAAACACGATTAGAGAGCATAGAAGCTCATGTAAAATTTTATAAAGCAGGCGGTATACGCAGTAAAGTAATAAGCAAGTAATGAATAAAACAAATTTTAATCAGGCAGGTGGTTTTCCACTAAAAACAGAAAGACTTCAGGAGTTACAAACGGCTTATGAAATCTTCAATCATTTAGGTAATGTAGCAGGAAATTTATCTATCCTTTCAGGATGTGCCGTTACTGGATCTAGTGTATCAGATGGGGTTGTCGTAATAAATAATGAAGTTATAAGCTTTAAAGGAGGTTATGTAGCGGCAAATGTTATTATTATAGAGGAGCCGAGCAATAAAGAATTTGAAAATGGTACTACAAAAAATGTATATACTATTCGCTATGCTACTTTTGGTACAGCAGCTACATCATGGCCTTGGGCAAGTTTTAAAAAGCCAATCGAGACCAAAGCAATTCCTACCGATTTAGTTTCTAGACTTGAAGCTCTAGAAAGGAAAAACGCAGTTTTTCAATCAGGAGGAGGTATGGTATTGTGGAACAAACCTGCAAACGAGATACCAGCAGGTTGGGCAGAAGTAGTTAACTGGCGCGGACGTATGCCAGTTGGTTTTAATCCTGCAGAGTTTGAGTTTAATGCAATGGGGAAAATGGCAGGTGATAAAACCAAGCGACTTTATGAAAGTGAAATGCCATCACATACTCACGGTTATTATGATATTTATTACTCAGAAGCTGGAGGTACTGTTCCTATTTCAGGTAAATATGGTTCAAATCGTTCAGATAATGATAATGCAGGTTGGCAAATGGCGAGAACTACAGACTCTGCAGGATATGGAGTTGCTTTCTCAATCATGAACCCATACAGAGTAGTCATGTTTATTGAATACGTTGGGTAATAACTGATATAAAAACTATTTTAAGTTGGTTTAAAACTTATACAAGTCCTGTTTCGGGCATCATAGGAATGAGTTTGATGTAAAAACAAACAAATTCCATAATCAAATAATCTAGAATAAATGCTCTGTTTTTTATCATAAAGAGTAGAGCATTTTATCTTATCATAACATCCAAAATATTTATTAAAAAGAATAAAAAAATATGGCAACAGATATAAATACCATTTTAAGCTGGTTTAAAACAGGTTTAAAACCTACACAAGCCCAATTTTGGGCATCATGGCAATCGTTTTGGCATAAAGACGAGCAAATACCACAAAGTAGTATTGCAAATTTGTCGACAACTCTAAATGCAAAAGCGGAGAAATCACAGTTTGATGCGCATATTGGAGATGCCCTGGCACATGAAAATTTGTTTAAAGCAAAATTAGATAAGACTTTATTTGAGGAACATATAACGGATCCAAATGCACACGCTGAACTATTTGGAAAAATGGGTTTTGTCCCAACAGGTAAACTCTTTGTATTTAAGCATCCTGATAATTCTAATCCTGCAAGTGCTTATGTATTAGAAGTAAAAGATATGGTTATAGGATATGTTGATGCGAGTTGGATAACAGGAAATTATTTGGGTGGTGATATTACACAGATAGAAAGTTTTGATGTTTACACAATAATTTAATTTAAAAGATGAAAAAAATATTTTTGTTTTTATTGTTAGCAGTATCATTTACTGTTACTGCTCAAAAAACATATTCTATAGAAAAGCCATTGCAACTAAATACAGTTAATGAAGGTGCTAAATCTGATAGTGTATTAGTAAGAGGTACTGATAAAATTGTAAAGTATGTTCCAAGAAGTGAGTTTGGAGGAGGAAGTGTTACCGATTTAAATTATTTGGCTTCGCCAACTAATGGAACTATTTTGTCAAGTTCAGGAACTCCAGCAACAGTACCGTTGGCAACTACAGTAAATGCTGGTTTGTTTTCTCCTGCGGAAAAGATGAATTTATCGAACGCTATTCTAACTAGTGGAGATCAGACAAAAGTAGGAACACTCTCGATGACAAGAAATGGAACAAACAATACATATTTACTTTTAAATACTTCAATAGGAGGGGTTTTAAATGTTGCCAACAATGTGGGTTCACTTGGGGATGGAGCCGTGTTTTTAAATCAAAGTGTATCAGGTAATGCAGTAAGAGTTGATTTAAATGATACAGGTGGAGGACTAATGATTAGTAATGGACCTTTTTCAAATGGTATACCATTCACAGTAAAGAATAATAGTCTTACAACCTCTTTTATTGATAAATTGGGGAATATTACAGGAAATTCATTTGTAAAAGCAGGGGGAACTGCGGGGCAGTTTTTAAAGGCTAATGGAACAGTAGACAGTAATAGCTATATAGCGGCAATTGGAGGGGTAATAGCTTCAAGGTTAACTCATACAGTTACGAATTCGTCAGCAATGGAACTAATGAATAATTCAACTAGTTATGATGTGCCATCTATTAAAATAACAAATGCTAGTAATAACATAGGATTAGATGCCGCGGCTATGTCAATATGGTCTAGTGGAGTCAATAGTAATAATGTAGGGATCAGAATACATACTAGAACCATTGCGCCTGGATTGAGTGTAAGAGGAATAAATAGTGGAGATATATTGATTGAAGGAATGGACAACTTGACCAGAACTTTTTTATTAAATAAATTGGGGGAGGTAAAAGCCAAAAGTTATAATGTTAACTCTTTAAATATTCCCCCATTGTCAGCTACAGATACTGGAGTATTAGGAGAAATTAGAATTACTGCTACACATATTTATGTTTGTATTGCAACAAACACTTGGGTAAGAACAGCATTGGCAACCTGGTAATGTATTTATGGTAAAGAATAGTTGAATAAGATAAAATTTACTGATAGGCTACATTTAACTCCAAACAATTAAAATAAATGAAAGAGATTACAAAAAAAGAATCATCAACAGATACTTACAAAATAAATAAACCTTTAAAACTAAACACCATAAATAAAGGAGAGCCAGTAGATAATGTATTGGTTCACGACGCAAATAATGAAATAAAATCTGTTCCCAGAAGTGAGTTTGGTGGAGGCTCACAGAGTTTTCAGGATGTAGTTACCAAGAGTACTGTAGATATGGGAGGAACGGCAGTTGCTTCTGTAGAGGATCCTATAGATGCTACAAAAAGAGGAGCTCTTATAGTAGGAAAAACTGACGGAGTAAATATGGGGGCAGTTATAACATCATCTACGTCAACTTCAGTAGGAAGTTATATTACAGAAATGGGAAAGATAAAAATGATTCAATCTACCCCAGATGGAACTATAAAAACCGAATTGAAAATAAATGAGCCTAAGGTTGCATCAAATATATATGTGCCTGCTCCAGATGTGGCTGGTGATTATATTTTAGCAACAACACAAGATATTAGTTTAGATAAAGCGGCAGCGATTGGCTCTACTATAACTGATAAAGAAGTTATATTTAATACTACTGCAACTGATATTAAAACCTCGATTACTAAAGAGGGAGTTCTTATTTTAGAAAATGGAATTAATGATTTAGGTCCTACCGAATTAAAAACTTTAATTGGTAAAAATAGTATTACAATTACAGAAAAAGGTTTTCGTGAAGAAGGAGGAGGATCTGAGGGAGGGGTTACTTTGGCAAGAAAAAACGATGCTAATTTTTCTAGTAATACTGTTATAAAACCTACTGAAACTGAAACTTTAATAGACAAAAAAAGTATTACAATTACAGAAAAAGGTTTTTTAAGAGATGATGGAGAGACTAAGGTTTTAATTAATAAAAACAATGTTAGTCTTTCCCGAATAAATCCTACGGAAAGCGAAATTAATGAAATTGGATTAGATGCAGATGAATGGAATCTTTATACTTATCAAGGTGATAGAGGTTTTAATGCAAATCCTTTTCGTTTTGCTTTTTCAGAAGGAAGACATAATGTATCATTCATGTTGGATGGTCCTATAAATCAAACTACTCAAGTAAGATTTAATCCATTAGGAGGTGATGTTACTTACGAAGATTCTTTTAAAACAATCAATGGAAAAAGTATTGTAGGTAGTGGAGATATTGTATTGTCTGCAACTGGTGAATTTAAAACAATCAACGGTCAAAGCATTATTGGTACTGGGAATATTGCAGTGTCTGCAACCGGTGATTTTAAAACAATCAATGGTCAAAGCATTGTAGGTACTGGGAATATTACTGTTACTGGTACTCCAGTAGCATCGACTTTTCAAGATATATTAAACGCAGGAAAAGTCAGTACAACTTCAGGTCAAGATCATCACTTTCAGCTCAGAAGTCAGTTTTATGATGGAGGACCATATCACGATATGACTTTTAAAAGAAACTCCATAAGATTAGAATTTGGCGGCGGAGGATATGTTTTTGATGAGGAAGGAATATATCCGGTTAGAAATTTAGCTTCATCATTTGGGTATGGAGGATTTGCTCTCACAAGTGGTGGAATAAGTTTTAAAACGAATCCTATAGGTGGAATGGCTACAATTAAATCAGATAATTTAACTAGTAACTATACATTTCAATTACCAGGAAACATAGAAGTAGGAGGAACGCAAACTCTTGCAACAACAAATGATATTGCAGCGTATGTGGCTTCAAGAACTGTTATAAATTCAACTACGACTTTGTTAACATCGGCAGATTTAAATACGACTTATCCAACAGCAACAGCAGGATTTAGAGTTATGGCACTAAATATACCATCGGAAAAAGTAATTTATGAGAAAATTGCTAACGGTTGGATTAAAACAGTAGTTTCAGTTTTATAAAAATGATTTTAAAACCAAAAAGAATGCTGAACTATAGTGGTGTCGTTTTTCCTCAATAAATTTAATCCTTATAAGAAAGATTAGTAATAAATTAAAAGATACACTAACATTCAGTATTCCTTTTTGGTAGAATGTTTTGATATATGTATTAGTAGTAATGATAAAATAATATTCTTAAAAATAATTACAGAATTAACTCTAAACAATTTGAATAAATGAAAGAGATTGCAAAAACAGAATCATTAGCTGATACTTATAAAATAAATAAGGCTTTAAAATTAAACACATTAAACGAAGGAGAACCAACAGATAATGTTTTGGTTCATGGAGTGGATAATGAAGTGAAATCTATTCCCCGAAGTGAGTTTGGAGGAGGAAAACCGGATACTTTGCAAGAAGTAGTAACTCAGAGTACAATTGCAAATGGAGCAAATTATGCTAAGGCAGAATTGATAGACTCAACATTGTCTAGAAGTTCAGGGTTGTTATTAACGGCATTTAATAGTACTAATGAAGCTTTGTTAGGTACTACGACGGGAATTTATAATACAAAAAATGGATCGGTTAACGGAGAAATTTATCTTTCAAAACTGAATAAATCTACAGGCGCTGAGACTCGACTAGAATTTGCTGATCCTACAGCCAATGGAACAGCAGTTTGGAGTTTACCTGCTAAAGAAAAAGGAGCTTATGTTTTAGCATCTACATCAGATTTAGAAGCAAAGGCTAATATAACATCATTAACTCCTGGTAGGATACCTTTTACGTCTTCTTCTAATACATTGTCTGATAGTTCTAAACTGTTATGGGATGATGCTTCGAGTAAATTAGAAATAAATGGGTACAGACCTACTTTGTCATTTAGAGAACCTTTAAATAAGTATGGATGGGATATTACTAATGGTAGCTTAGGCAGTGGTACTTTGCTTATAAGAAGTAAGGAAGGCAAACGTATGTTACTTATAGAAAATCCAGATAGTCCAAATTCAGTAACACAACCTAAATTGGCTATTGGTAATTTTCCAGGAAGTATTCCTGTTGAAGCTCAGCTATATGTATATGGTGGACATAATGGAGCAAATATAGATGCCAGAGGTTCTGAAATTGCCGATGAGGCAAATATCGACTTAGAGGGAAGTGATTGGGAAACATATCCTAGTTCTCTAGGGTTTAGTTATTTTGGCGTAAAATATTCGCATGGCGGGACTATATTAGGTTACGATAAAGTAAATAAAGGAGTTATTAGGTGGGGGGGCAATGCCCAACCTATTATTGCAAGTTTAAATGATAAACCTATCATATTCGGAGTAAAAGACATTGAGATATTTAATGTAAATTCATCAGGACTAGAATACAAATCGGATTTTAGTTTATTAAATGCTTCTAATCCGAGATGGCTAGTTGATAAAGAATATGTAGACAATAAATTTCAAACTAAAACTCCTTATAAGTCATATGTAGCTCTTTTGACACAAACAGGAACAAATGCTCCTGTAGCGACAGTATTAGAAAATACTTTAGGTAATACAATTGTTTGGTCTAGAAGCAGTGCAGGGGTATATCATGGAACTCTTGCTGGAACTTTTATTGTGGGCAAGACGACTATGAGTGCTTCAGTCACAACATCAGGTTCTTCGGTAGCATCAGGAACTACGCTTAATATAGCAGCTATAAGTACTCAAAAGGTAGATACATTAGTTTCAACAGATGGACAATTAGTAAATTCTATGGTAGAAATAAGAGTGTATTCATAGTTAATAATTAAAAATTATGAGTGCCATTAATTAAGAGTTAAGGCAAAAGATTTAACTCTAAACAATTTGAATAAATGAAAGAGATTGCAAAAACAGAATCATTAGTAGATGCATATAAAATAAATAAACCTTTAAAGTTAAACACAGTAAACAAAGGTGAATCAATAGATAATGTTTTGGTTCATGGCGTGGATAATGAAGTGAAATCTGTTCCTAGGAGTGAGTTTAGTGGAAGTTCTCAAACAATTGACAAAGTATTAGAAGCAGGGAATACGGCAGTAGATAAATGGCTTACAATAAATAGTTATGCGGGACAGCCAACAGTGTCTATTGTGCATGGACGTTTTGTATCACTTTATAATAATTTTACAGGAGATAAGGCATCTTTGCAAAATAATCAACTGTTTGTTTCAGACAAAGAAGATACAGTAAGAACGACGATATTCAATAATGGTATTCAGTTTGATAACCCACAGAAACGTGCTACTTTAATGGCAAATCCAGACTCTGAACTTTTATCAATAGGTAAGGTATTATTACCGCCTATTGCAAATGATTCAAGTGTAAAGACTTTAACAGCAACAGATGATTTTAAGACTATCAATGGGAATTCTATAATCGGAGTAGGAGATATAACTATTGAAGGAGGTGGAGAGATTCCAACATTACAAGAAGTTTTTGCAAAAACACCAAACTCAACTTACGGCGCATATAGCGCAAATGATAGAGGAGCAAAGACTCAATTTGTAATCGGTGTAGATGATGGAGGTTTTCAGGAAGCAAGAATTGATGGAGCGGTAGCGGTAAGTAGCAAATCTGGTAGTCTAGGCGTGTATAATGGAGAGGTTAATTTTTCTCAATACTCTAATGGAGGGCAATCGTCATTAAGTTTTACTGCACCTATTGCGACGGGTGGAGCTGCTAATTTTAAGATTCCAGCTAAATTGACGGGAGATTATATATTAGCAACTACGGATGATGTAAATACTAAACTAACTCAAAATAATGGAATAACTACTAATTCTCAAGTTTATGCCAAGCAGTCTGATGGAAGTCAAACAATGCTTAATATTTCTGATGTATCTATATCAAGTAATATAAATCAAGTTTTAGAGGTAGGGGATTTAGCGACAGATAAGAGGATGCAATTCGATAGTACCGAAGAGACTACGTTAAGTACTAGCATATCTCATGGAGGAATGCGTGTAAATGATTCAGATTTAGGGATGAGTTCTTCAATGGATGCTTTTCAGATTGGCATAGGTGACGCTGCTAATAGTAGATTAATTTACTTTAATGCAGGTGAAGGTATAGTGATGCAACAAAATGGGCGATTTTGGGCTAGGTTAGCATCTAATAATATGACCAAAGGTGTATATATAGAATTACCTAGTGTTAGTGGTACCCTTGCTGCATCTGTTAATGGAAATGTAGCCGATATATATGGTGCTATTACAGTTCCACTTGCAGTAGGTAATTCTACTACTTCTGCCTTAAACTTATCGACTTTAAATACTATCTACCCCTCAGTAGTAGTTGGATATAGAGTGCAATGTATGAGTATAGTAGGCGGAGGTTTAATTTATGAAAAAACTTCAACCGGGTGGATTCAATATCCAATCACAACAGTTCTTTAA